CATAAAAGTGTCCTTACCAAAAAATGTAACGCCTATTAACGCATACAACATATATTCAATGCGAGCCATGCGTTTAGCCCCACGATCAAATGATTCCTCAATGCGCTTATATCGTTCGGCGCATACTGCTTCATGCACGCTAATTCGTGTATTGTTCTCGGCTTCCATAATTACCTTGCAAGTGCGTTTTGGTTTTGTTGTTCGTTTAGTTGCGTAACACCTAAAGCGCCACGTGAGCTTAACGCATTTAAAGTATTTTCAGTTGCTGTTTTAATTGGCTCTCTAACTCTAGCTATTTTTGCGTCTCTTGTTTGCGCTTTAGTTAACGCAGCGGCAGCTGTTTCAGAGTTAAGTAATTCATGGGCGATTTCAACGGCTAATTTATTGTCAACTTTTCCTTTTAATCTATTAACCACAAGATTGGCAACGCTCCATGCTTTACCATAAAACCCAGTAGGTTTAACAGTAATTTCCTTACTTAATAAGTTACCCGCGCCGCCGCCTGCTGCTTTACCTTGCGCGGCTAATTTTTCAAAATCAACGCCTTGTTGAATTTCTTGTTGAATTTTTTGTACCGCCGCGCGGACTTCAGGTAAACCCTGAGTTAAAGTATCAAGATTTTTAGCTGTTGTTAGCGCGTTAACGGAACCAGGCGTAACAGACAGTTTATTGCCTGTTTCTTCAATTAAGCGATATAAATCAGCCATTTGTTTAGCATCAGCAAATGTTTTGGCTGCGGTTTTAGGATCGGCAGCTTTTAACGCGGTCATAATAGTTGATTCATTTTGAGTCAAATATTCTAAAGCTGCTGCGCCGCCACCTGCTTTACCAGATATTACTCCAGACATAGCATCTTCCATAACTCCACGCGCTAAAGCTGATTTAGCTGGAGCATCCAAACGCCGTAAAGCCATATCCATAACCATTGGATCTTTAACTACCGCCGCGCGTAAATCATTTACATTTTTAAAATCAAGATTTTTAACCGCTAAAGCTAAGGCTTCTTCGCCTACTTTAACTTTACCTAGGTCTTTGTTAATATCATCTAGTCTAGAACGAATACCTAGCCCTGCCTGATCTAACGCCGCAAGTTGTTTTTCGTTATCAAACATAAATTTTGCGTGTGCGTTAGCCCCAACACCAGGCTTTAAAACTTCTTGACGATATAAATCTTCAACGCCTGTTTTAAGGGTTTGTAACGCGGCAGGATCTTGGCCGTATATTTTAAGAAAATCTCTTGTATTACCTTCGTTTTTTAACGCAGTTGATACAATGTTTTCGGGCAATAAAATTGATTGATTTAAATTACTTTGCCGAGTTAAATTAGCTGGCTGACCTGTACGGAATACATCAACAATACGTTCTTTAAATAAATCGTTAGCGTCTTTAAATAATTTAAACGCTTCTTCTGAAGTACCTGCTTTAATAGATTTATTTACTTCATCATATAGTTGACTTAATCTTAACCGCGCTGTATTGGCTGATGCGTCAATAGATCCTTTAAGCGCGGCGCGGTCAATGTTAATTGCTTGGCGTATTTTATGCGCTTCTTCTAAAGTAATTGGTTTAGCTTTAACAGGTACGGTAGTAGTAACGCCATCGCCCATATTAATTACTTGCGTTTTTGGGCCGTATTCTTCTAGTAACGCAGCAGCGTTAGGTGCCATTCCTTTAAGCTGGGTTAATAGATCACCTAGTTGTCCTTTAGCAACAGTAGCTAAATTACTTACGTCAATAGTAGCTTTAGGCGCCGCCGCAAACGCTGCGCTATAAGCTGGCTGAGTAACTGTTTCTGTAGTATTTTTTAGTATAGCTGCGTTAGCATCCGCCAATGCGCTACCTGTTTCTAACTGGCTTACATTAGCTACTTTGGCCGCTGCTGCCGCTTGTTGCGCTGCTAGCGCTTCTGCTTCTGCGGCTAACGCTTGATTAACTACATTACGAGGCGCGTTAGGGGATACATTGCTAACAGGTAAATTAGCTTGATTTAACGCATTTAGGTTGGTTGTTGCGCCTGCTAATTGATTAACTTGACTAGCTTTTAAAGCAGCATCACGGGCGTTGTACAAATCACGAACAACTGTAGACGCGTCTTGCGCTGTTCTAGCAAATGATGCTAATCCGCTACTATTTAATGCTAAAGCAGTTTGTTCAATTGTATTGCCTGCTTCTAACATTTTAATTGCAGCGTCTACTTTGGCAGGATCATTACCCAAAGCCTCTAAATATCCGCGCGCTTTAACGCCAGCAGCGCCAGATGGAAACATAGGCGAAATAACATTGTATGCGCCTGCAAGAGGATAACTTAACGCTTTACCCGCTACGTTTATTATTGGGCCAACGGGTGCTAAAGGATTAGTATATTTACCTAATGTTTGTGCAACATCGCCTGCGCTTTGTAAGACGGCGCCTGCTTTTGATATAGGTTGGGCAGCGGGGGCAGCGGCAATTGCTGCTTTTGAAATAATAGGCGTTTCACTTAATGCGCCTGTAAATGCTGCGGCAGGGGCTAATTGAGCAATTTTTCCTGCTTTTGACGCAAGCGCGCCGCCGCCAGTAAGTAAAGTTGAAATATCGCCAACTGCGCCAACGGGATCTTTATATAACGTGTTTGCAATAGCATCAGCGCTACCGTAACGCTCTTTATATATACCACCAATAGTGTTGGCCATCTTAATGGCACGTTCTTTATTAGCGGGGTTAGAATCAAATTGATCTATAAAGCTAACAACTTCTTTAGGTAATACGTTGTAAACACCGCCTGCGGCAATATCTAATAAATTCTTTCCTGTTTCAATAGGACTTGTAACAGCTTGATACAAACCGCCTAACATCTCACCACCACTTTTTAAAACATTACCTGCAAAACCAGTAAATGTTTTTTGTGGCTCGGCACCGACATTTTGACGTACAGGTTGCGCTGAAGATAAATCAAACCCACCAGACGCGGGTTGTATTGGTTGCGCTGTGTTTATGTCAAACGCCATTATTTTACCTCTATAATTTCTTTAGGATTAGCAGGGTTTACATACGCTTTATTGCCGTTTCCGTCTTGCATCAATTGCCAATTAGCTTTAACGCCTGGAGGTAGCCCACTTGCGTTGTGTTGTTCACGAACGCTTTTAAACGCTTTTTTAGCATCCCCAGTAAGTTTTTTATCAAAATCGGTGCGGCCTGTTGTATTTTCATACTGTAAACCTAAACTGTTAAGCTGACCACCCAAGAGTTGCATATACGTATTAATAGCACCTTTAAGCTGGGCTGGGCTATTTGCAGTTGAAAAATTAGCTTCTGCTTCTTGACGTTCTCTAACACCACCACCGCTTGCAACTACCGCTTTAATAATTTCAGCCGTAACAATCTGTTTAGCTGCGTCAAAATTAACTGGCGCTGGCTGGCCTGTTTGTCTAGCAACAATGTTGCCAAGATAATTAAAGGCTTTAATATCGTTATTTTGCAATGCGTCAGACAACTTATCCATTGTTGCTAAATGGTCAATTGCGGTATTAAACGCTGTAACTTGGCGGCCTTGTATACCAGTAGAAAAATCTTTAGCTGCTTTAGTTCTAGTCGCAACGTCCATTTTATTACCAACAATTTGTTCCGCCATGTTTGCTGCATTAAAAGGTACGGGCGCATTAGCGCCTGCTGGTGCGTTAACATTTGGCGCAGCGCCTGCTGGATTACCATATAATTCGGTTGCACGATTTAAAATTGATGATTTAAGGTTACCTGCGTTTTTGCCAATCCCTAACGCGGGCAATTGCCCTGTTTGGATATAAATTTGAGCTGCCACGTCAATTGCAGCGGGGGTTAATGTACCTGTACTTTGTAATTCAGCAGCTAATCGTTCTTTAGCTCTTGCATCTACTAATAATTCGCCAGGCGTTGGAGTTTTCTTAATAGGTGTTCCTTGACTTATTTGCGCGCCGCTATACGGGTCAAGTACACGTGGCAGTATACTTCCGCCAATATCTGTTTCTTTAATAGTTGGTTTTAAATCGCTTGCTGTTGCGCCTTGACTTGCTAAATACGCTTGTCTATCAGGTATAGGCATCGCTAACAATTGGTCACGTTTAGCTTGCGCGGTAAGTATTTCATTTGGAGTAAAAAGTTTACTAGATGCAAAATCTTCAAAGTGAGCTTGAATGTTTGCATCAGATGGATTTCTACTTAAATCGCGTGACATTCCCGACACAAGTTTTCGTTTAGCATCTTGAGTTTCAACATTTGTTTTATTTAGCGTTGCTTCGGCTTGTTGTGTTTCACGTTGTGTTTTAAGAAGACTAGGAATAGCTGACCCAGCACCGCCTTCAGCTAATCGTCTAGTTAAAAGGCTATAGTCTAAAACACCTGTGTCTGGGTTAAACGCGCCTTTATATGCTTCAGCTAACGCATTTTGTGTATCAAAGTCTTGTTGCGCTTTACGCATTTGTAACGCATTAAGTTGTTGACCTTGTTGCCCACTTTGAATTTGCGAATACGCCGCCAACTGATTTAAAGGGTTTTCAATTTGAACGGGCTTATAGCCCATTGCAATACTTGGATCAATAGTTGCCATAATCAGTCCTTAAAAATCGTAATATACAGGGTTACCTGAAGTAACGCCAACTGGTTGTGTATTCATCATATTAGCGCCATAAGCATTTGGATTTCTAGCTAAATTTAAATTATTTAAATACTGTTGATTTTGATAAAAGTTTAATCCTTGACCTAATCCGCTACTTAACGCATTAGCCCCACCAACGTAACCAGATGCTCTTGCATTACCTGCGCCGATAATGTTACTGCCTTGGGCAGCGCCAAATGCGCCTAACGCGCCTGTTTGCCCTGCGCCTAATGCACCTAAAGTTCCTGTTTGCCCTGTTGCTAAATTAGCGTATGTACCAGAAGCGCCTGTAGCATAATTTTGCGCTGCTTGTTGGGCTTGTTGCGTAGCTGACTGTCCTACACCTGCTAGACTTTGCAATGGTGCTAACGTGTTAGTTCTTTCAGCTTGGAAACGATTAAACGCATTACCATAGCCTTGTTCTCTTGCTGCACGTTCAGCTTGATAACGGTTAAACGCATTTTGATATTCTTGCGATTGCGTGGCACGATTAGTTTGAAAACGATTGTAAGCGTTACCGTATTCTTGCGATGCTAAATCAGATCCGTAACGTTGCGCTCCTTTAAGAGTAGCGCCTGATAACAGTCCACCTCTTGACGCGGCTGTACGGTCAAGGGCTTTCATGCCTTCAGATAGACGGAACGCATAGCCTGGATCTGTTTGAAAATCAGCAGCGCTAAAATTTCTCATAGCAGATGCTGGATCGTAACCCGCAACGCCACCAAAATCTCTCATAGCAGATGCTGGATCGTAACCTGGCACACCGCCAAACTTGGCTGAACCGTATGGGCCTTGCAACTGCGCTAACAACATATTTTGACCAGTAATACCACCTTGCCTAAACGGTTCGCCTAATTCAATTTGTTTATTATATTGTTCACGTTGTAAGGCTAATTGTTTTTCACTAATACCAAGTTGCGCTGCTAATTGTTTATCTGCAATATCGCTTTGAATTTGCATTTGTTGAAGCGAAGTATCTTTTTGCGCTTGCGTAGCTTCGCTTGCCGATTGTTGTTGCGCGCTAGATGCTTTGCTAGATGAATAAGCGCCTACTAAAGTGCTAACTGCTACTGATCCTGCTACCCATCCGCTCATGTTAATTCTCCTTGTAATACTATACCAAAATTTATCTTCATAGACGTTCTATAATCTACTAACAGTTCATCGTCAATTTTAATATCTTTAGTTGCTATTGCGTAAATATCATCGCCATTCTTTACGGGTTTAATATTAGCATTAAACGAATGATTTATAAACCTACCACCAGGCGTTCTTTTTCCATTTAAACGTCCTGGGCAGATAATTTCACCAATTTCAAAGGATTTTGTTGCAAATAATCCTTTTCCGTGAATTTTTGAGTCACGTAACTCAACAAAATGACCTTTTGGCATATCTATTAGATCGGACTCATTTTCAGCAATTGCGTGTACTTGTTCACGCGTCATGCCTATTTGCTTTAAAAATAACAAATAATCAATTTGCGCTTGTTGTTCGGCAGTTCGACTATCACCCAAACCATATACAGGCACAACATAAAGTCGATCTTCTAAGACTGCTATATCTTTACAATCGTCAGGATTTGCGTAAATATCTACCCAAACTACTTCATCTTCAAATACGCGCCCAACACGTTGTTCGCCTGCACAAGCATCAAATTCGCATGGCGCAGTCAATATTTTTACTTCTGTGCCAATATTAACAGCAATTGTACCTTTTTCTAGCCGAACTTTGTAATCTGTTTTATGCGCTGCCCCTGTTAGAACACACCAAGGCGGTATTGTAATTTTTCGTTCGTAAATGCCTAGCGCAAACGTATGTTCAGTTACAATGTCTGCTTGAGGCATTTTAAGCAACTCATCTTGCAACTTAACAATCTTGTCAGGTGTTACGTCAATTTTAGCCAAACCCATATTTGCAAACATAGGTAACGTAGGTAAAAACCCTTGTCCGTAAGTGACGTTCATCTCAATTTGCATATTAAGCCAAATACGTCCTAGAGTATAAGAAATCTTCGGCTTGTACTAAACTACTAAATCGTTTTATTTGATACGCTGATATTGAAAAGTTAATAGATTGCGCTGTTGCGTCATTACTTGTAGCGCCTAAGTTAACGGTTGTCGGTGAATTAGTATACGCAATACCACCATAAGTACGCCAAATACTATCTGCGATAGGTCTTACAGAAACAATTACGGGCGTAGTAGTTGCGTTCCATACGTTAAAATCTATAGAGCCTAAATTAACCGCAGACATTTGAAATGTTACAACAATATAACCTGCAGATATAGTAACTTGTGTATTAGAAAAACTATATACTTGAATCCCTGTTGGGGATGTGTAAGTAAAATTATTAACGCTGCTATAAATAGCGTTGCCTGTTACTACAGAACCAGTTGCTATCACACCAGAACCATTAGACCAAGTTTGTGAAGTTTGAAAAGTTTGATTAAAACCAATTTGATTTGTGCCAGTTGAAATATTCCACATCTGTTGCAAAAACCTAGCTTTTGCGGCATTAGCAGTTAAACTTATATCAAGACATCTATTTCTGTCGTAGTCAATGCAGTTATTTATTTGTGGAAACCCGTTTGTTGTAACGCAATTTTCCATTAAAATACAAGGTTGCGAATCGGCAGGAGGTATATAAAATGGGTTGGCATTAACACCCGCAGTACATTCAACTCTAGCGTTGTTAATTTTCATTAAGCAGTTACTTGAAGTGGCTAAGCTAAATCCACAACAAAATCCACCATTCCATTCAATTTGATTAACTGACATTACATACGGGTATTCGCAACTAACAACTTCTGTGGTAACAGCCGCGCTACTGCCTGTGTTACTCCAAACATCAAGCGTTACGGTGCTAGGGCCACCTGATCTATATAAACCGTTGGCTTCGTTCCAACAATTTCTAAACATAAACGGCGTATAAAGAGTACTAGTTATGGGTTGTTTTGCCCTAACGCAAATTGAATTGGATTCAAACACATGATTATCAAAACTAATTTGCCCTAAATTTTCTTGTTGAACATCAAAGTAATGCGCGCATATACAAGAATTACTTTCGCCATTTAACAAGAAAAATTGACCTGGGGGAAATCCTTTACCTTGTACGTTGTAAGTTCCGTAATAGCAAGACGAAAAATTACAATTAGTTATTTGCAAGGCCAAATTTCCTGATGGTCTTTGTATACCTTTATAAAGACTTAAAAACCGACAATTTTCAAAAGTTACAAATCCAATAAAACAGTCGTTTGTATCATATACAGTTGGATCCGTATTGCCATAAGTAAATCCAACACCACCAGTTGTAAGGGTGCCACTAGTGCCTTGAAAACATACACTTCTAATGATTGTGTTGTAAGACCATGAAACGCCGCCGCCAGATAATTTGTAGTTAATAGCAGCTCTAGTAGAGTCATACGGTCTAATAAAAGTATTGACTGAACCTTGCCCAGTTAATATAAATGGTGACGTGGCTATAACATTAAAATAATACGTTCCAGCAGGGAATAAAATATTTTTACCTGTATTAAAAGCGGCTTGGATTTGACCGCTTAAATCGTTTGTGTAAGAACCACCTGCAATAGCCGCATAAAGTGAAGGCTCAATAAAATCTAAAACGCTAATGCTTTCTTGAAGTTTATTGTGTACTGTGCTACCAATAGAACCTGTTAATAAACCTGACGTATCTGATTGTCTAAAACCTACTAAAGCATCGCCTAACGCTATATCAGATGTATTGGCTAAAGTATTAGCATTTAAACTTCCAGTTAAATTGTCATAACTTGCAATTTGAACATTGTTTGAGTCACTTAATACAAATTTATACGATGAACCTATTGTTAGCCAAATTTCATACGGAACTCGCCCCGCAGAATTTAAGACAATTGGATTAGTGTTAATGGCTAAACCTGTATTACTTGTATAGGTTGTAAGTGGCGTTGTGGTACCCGCAGCGTAAGTGTAGAGTAGACCGCCCGAAAGAGGAACGCCGCTATCAGTAAAAAATTGCGCCGCAGCCCCTGCAACCGTAGATAAACTTATAGCCATTTTCTTAATCCTTAATAGTTGTTAACCGCCAGGTATATTTTCAATAGGTACTATTTTTATTGGCTCAACAATCACATCACCATTTGAATCTGTCCAATCCGTATCCATAATATGCTTATCTTGTCGTTGCCCAATAACTAACCAATTAACTGTTGCTGTCGATGTAGCATCTTGAGCCATTATAGTCAATATATTCCCTAAAACTGATCCTTTTACTGGCGTCCAATCTGATTCATTACTAGTAAAACAATGCACATTTTTGCAAAGGGCTACAAATGTTCCCTCAGTCATATTTGCAGATGTATCAATATTAACAGTAGCCGAGCCATTTATCAAATTAACTGAACCCCTATAGTATAGATCAGGCTGTGGACTTTCAATAAAAGAATGGACTAATTCATGCGTTTCAGTTAACTCTGGCAAAGGGTGATCTATTCTAAAAGAACCTGAACCTTTAGACAACGAACCATTTATAACTAAACCACTTGAATTCCAATAACCCACTCTTGACCCTGCAATACCAAAATCAATTTCAGTAAAGCCGTCTAACCCTAAACTTCTAGCCGCGGCAGGGCCTAACAATGTGTTACCAGTACCTACGCGTCCGCCATACCCTGCTTCATCACTACGCCAAAATCTTGCAATTGTATAACCGGGGCTTCCATATACGTCAATATAGCAAGTAGGGCTTGTTTGGCCTATACCTACAAAGCCTGGTGTATAGTAAATATCTGTACCGCTAGTAGTCCATTGGCTAGATACTTTATTGTTGAAAGTTGTCCAATCAGTTGATGTTAAATAACCATTAACGCTTGTTGTTGCAGCCGCCATACTAATTGCAGGTGTTGCGCCGCCGCTACTTACTACGGGCGCCGTACCTGTAACAGACGTTACAGTACCTACACTAATAGACCCGCCAAGGCTAGTTGATGTTCCATTAATAGTAATAGCGCTATTGTTTAATTGACTATTAGCTATTCCACCTAATGTGCCGCCTAAAGTTAGATTACCGCTAGTAGTAACTGTACCCGTAAGTGTAATACCGTTAACAGTACCCGTACCACCTACAGAAGTAACGCTTCCCGACCCTTTATTATTAAATGTAGTCCAATCCGTACTTGTTAAGTACCCATTAGCAGACGCTGAAGCAGCCGCCATGCTAATAGCTGGCGTAGTACCACCAGAAGATACGACGGGGGCTGTGCCTGTAACACTTGTTACGGTACCTGAGCCTTTATTATTAAAAGTGTTCCAATCAGTAGATGTTAGATAACCGTTAACGCTACTTGTAGCTGCAGGCATTGAAATAGCTGGTGTAGTACCGCCAGAAGATACAACGGGGGCTGTACCCGTAACTGATGTTACTGTACCGCCTGATCCTGTAGCTGATAATGTACCGCCTGCAAAAGACACGCCTGTGCCTATAGTTACATTACTAAACCCACCTGCACCGTTGCCGTACAAAATAGACGTACCACTTGTAGCGGGTGCATAGTCTGTACCGCTTGTTGCTGCGCTGATTGATGTGCCGTTACCTTTAAGAATACCTGTAACCGTTGTAGTTAAAGTAATTGCTGGCGTCGTAGTGCTGTTAGCAACCGTACCCGCAAAACCATTGGCAGATACAACAGATACGCTAGTAACCGTACCACCTGTGCCATTAATAGTTATACTACCTGCGCCGTTGCTAATAGTTATACCTGTGCCAGCAGTCAAAGTAGACTTAGTTAGGGTATTCCCTGTCGTGTTACCAATTAATAATTGACCGTTGGTATACGTTGTTTGTCCTGTACCGCCATTATCAACGTCTAGGGTGCCAGCAAGCGTTATGGCACCTGTAGTAGCAGTATTAGGCGTTAAGCCTGTAGAACCCCCGCTAAACGATAATACGCCTGTATTAGCAACGCCGATAGTTCCAGCGCCGTTAGTAACGCCAATACCTGATCCTGCTGTTAATGTATTTAAAACATATTTTTGACCTAATGTATCACCAATTAATAATTGACCATTAGTAGGGTAATCACTTAGCCCTGTACCACCGTTTGGTATTTGAACAATACCTAAATTAGCGCCTACAATCGTATAAATGTTATTAAAGAATCTAAACCATTCACGCGACATTAAACCCGTGCGCGGGTCAATTAATTCAACTCTAGGCGCAGGAATCTGCGTAATGTTAATTGGATCAGGCATTAGTTGCTGACAACAATAATTCAGCGTTGGTAATAGCAATTTTTACCGCATCGGTGCCTGACACTTCATAGACACGATCTCGTAATTTTTGTGTCATACCAAGCCGACGCCAAAAAGTACGGAAACCATAATTACCAATCTTGCCCATTGATGCCCAATGTTCATTTGACCATGTGTGACCACCATCGTCTGACCAACGCAACATGGCTTGAGGATCATATCCAGGCGCGGCTAAATAACCATTAGTCGATAAAATATACCCACTAAAATCCGTATAACTTGTATTAATACCTAAAAGTTCAAATTGATCGTTAGCTTCAGTAGTTAGATCTAGCCCAGCTTGCGTAATTAAATTAGTTTGTAAATATTCCGCAATAATGTCTTTGCCATCTTCGGTTGTTAAATCTTCAGCGTCATATCCTGGGTATAAATTTAACCCTACGCCTGTTTCAGCGTTAAGTTGCAAAGAATGTTGTGCCGTACGTTTAAAGTTATTTTGTCCTGGCATTAATGCACGCCATGATCGTAACCATTTTTGAGGTTGACCATTATCTGCGTAAGTATCTAAATCAAGTTCGTAAATGTTGCCGTTTTCGTAATCGCCAACAATAATCGTACCGCCAAAGTTACATTGGTTATTACTGCGATGTCTTGTAAAATTGCCATCCATAAACCCTGCTCGTTCATGCCATGCTTGTGTAGACACGTCATAAACCCATGTAGCATCGCCTGTTGGAAAACTAATTACATAGAACGCATGACCGTCTTGTTGATACGTGTACGCTACCGCGTCAGATATATTGCCGTACTGTTGTATCTGCCATTCAATTGCATGAGTAGAAACCCGAACGCCTGTGTAACCATTAGCACGATAAACAATACCTTGACCGCGAGCGTCTGTACCTAGCCAAAATAAACCATTGTCTAACTTAGCAACTGAAAATGCTGCAACGCAACCAATTTCATTAAAAGCGCCTTGAATACGTGTAAGAGGAAAGTCCGCTGCGCCTGAGTCGTACCAAACTTCTACTGAATCAGTACCAAATACCCATAGCTCACGATGGTCGGATATTAAAGCTACTACCCCGTCTGGTGAACCTTCAGCGCTAGCAAAATCTAATGGATCTACAGATGTGCCATCCAATAACGCTGTAACCCATATCTTTTGGCTATTTGGCTCGTTGTATACAAAATAGCCATCTAAATAAGTTACGGTTACAGCGCCTGTAAAATCAGGATCGTTAATTTGTGCAAATACATTAGTTACTTCGTTATAGATGTAACCATTTGGATTACACGCTAAAAATATTTGTGTACCGTTATCGGCGATAGATACGGGGCCTGTACCTGATACATTACCTAAAAGTACGGGTGCAGATGCTGTACCTGTTAATTTATAAAATCCTTGCCCAGATACAACATAAAAATCTGAACCATTTGTTTGATGCGCCCATAATGCTCGAATAGGGCCAGTTCCTATATTTTGTAAAAACTTTAATCCAGGAGCGCGTTGTAAAAACCCTGTTTCTTCCCCTTCTGTTACAACTTCAGGAAAAAGATTAACCATACGGGCATCCGCTGCATTAACGCTACGTGCAACATACGATTGACCTAAAATCGGGGTTTTCATTGTTTATGCAACTACGCCTTTAATTACCGCAAAATTAAACACAGGCACTTCCGTAGTTGTTCCACCTGTAGTTCTAAAAGTAATGTTAAAACTACCTACGCCAACCGCAGTAACCATTAAGTCGTATAAATCTGTACCTGATTTTTGATTAAGAATAATTACATCTGTTGATGCAACGGTGCTATTTGTTACGGTAAAAGTTGCTGCGGTAGCTGAACCTGCGGCGCTAACTAATGTAATTGAACCTGTTGTTTTGTTCAATGTTACACCTGTAGTTCGGCTAGTTAATTGCGTAACTGCACCGCCAGCTCCAGTTGCATAACCTACGCCTGCTGTGCCAGTTGAAACAACTGCACCAGTTGCAGTCAGGCTTGTTCCTGTAGCTACACCTATAGCGGGAGTTACAAACGCAGGGCTAGTAAATAAATTGGTTACAGACAGTTGTTTAGTCGTGCTAGTAGAGGCTTGCACAATTGGCAACACGTCAGCGCCAGCTTGGGAAGTTGCAACGGGTAAAGCTGAAATAGCAATCGTAGCCATGATTTATCCTTAATAATTTCCTGCAAATATATTGTATCGTTGGCGTGTACCAACAATACTGTATGGTAATGACATGATGTCATCTGGGTTGTTAATGCGTTTTAGGTTGCGTTTAGATGTCATCGCAATTCGTGATACTTGTGGACTTGGCTCAACACCAAACTCGGCAGCAAACTCACAAGCTAAATTATATTTAAAAGCCCTTAAATAGCCTGGTGGAAACAATATACTAGTTGAAAGCGTAGCAGGTTGTGTTAATTCATCAACCGAAATAAAATGCCATTCCAACACTTTAGTAGGTTTAGGATAAACATACATTTCAATATCAGGGTACGACATATTAATCCATATCACTTGCGGATATGTGCTAGTGACTGTTTTAACAGCAATACCATCATATTGTTGTTGATTAATAATCTTAATACCAAATGAAATATTGTTGGCAGGATCACGAAAATACGTGGCATCGTCTATTAAAACAGGTCGATTACCTACAAAATCACCTGAAGGCCCTAGCGTTCTACTTAATACATTAGGTGGCCAACTAAATACTTGGTCTTGCGTAGAAAATATTGATAGTCGTTCTGTATTCCACGAATCAATCATTTGATTTAAAGCTGTTAAAGCATCTTGCGATGTAGCAGCCGTCGGTGTTTCGGCTTCAGCCAATACCCCTAATAAACGTAGCGCCCCATTAATTTGATCGTTGGCGGTATAAATTGCCATAACTCACCCTTTACTCGATAGTTTTACGACGTCTTTTTATTTCCAATGTATTAACTGGAGCCGCAATCACTTCTTCTTCAGATGGCGTAGCATCAGTATAACGCACCCAACCATTTTGTTCATCATATTCTGCTTCTTGTTCCATCGTAGCAACTTTACTACCGTGGTCAGGATGTTTTAAATATATAGTCATGTTCGTATTCGGTAGGGGGCGTACTGCCCCCTGATTTTAATTAAAAATAAATTAAGCCTGTGCAACGTGAATAGTTGCAAAATTTATAGTTAATGCTTCACTTAAACTACCTGTACTTGCGTTTGTAATTACAATAGTAAATGAACCCGCAGCAACCGTAGCAATAGAAAGTAAATACGTTCCTGCGGTAGCAGCGCCGCTTGCTATTGCAACAACTGGTACATCATAAGCACTTATAGCACTATTAGTAACAACAAAAGCTACTTCGGCAGCAGCCGCTAATGCAGCGTTATTAGTCACAATTTGACCAACAGATGCGTTAATTGTCACGCCTGTTGATTTACTTGTGGCTTGTGTAACGGTTGACGGTGCTGTACTACTTGAGCCAGTATTGTAACCAATTTGACCTGTACCAGCCAAAGCGTAAATATTACTTGAACTTTTTAGATCTTGATCTTCAAAAGCTACGCCTATTGATTTGGTATTACCCATAATCTATTCCCCTATAAAATCCCCGCCGAAGCGGGGGGTTAATATTAACCAGCTACGCGATAGAATACATAAGTCGCATCAGCCGTTTTACGAACACGCCATGTCGCTGACGTGACCGCAGCAACTGCTGCAACACCAACCAAAGTACAACCTGTATTAGCAGTTACAGTTGCAGCGTTAGTTGCGCCTGTATTAATAATAACAAAGTCGAAACAGCTATTTACTTTCATACTTGGAAATGCGGTATCTAATTCTGTACCAAGAGGTACAGTTAAAGCAACTGCTGCGCCAGTATAAGTAATAATACCTGTTGCTAATTCGGCAGCCGTCAAAGTTGCTGCTGCTGTTTTAGCCGTTGGGGTTGATTGAGTAACCATGTTAATTTCGGTTAAATTACCGTCGCCAAACTGATAACCACCTGCACCATTAGGTAATGCCATAATAATTCTCCTTAAATATTAAAAAAGCCCCTGTCTACACAGGAGCATTTAGGTTTAACCCCACAAACGAACAGCCATTTGTGGTCGGATTACGCTGAAGCCATATAGAACGTCAATACGGCAAGGTAAACGGTCATTGTTGATGTCGTACTGACGTACTATACGCATCGAAATACCGTTGTGAACTTGACGTGAAGCCATGTCTACACCTTGTGGTAATAACAAGTCAGCAGTCGCAAAAGTGATCGCA